CCAGGGCGACTCGGCGTCGGTCCACTGGCAGAAGTTCAGCCGGCGCACGATCGCCTCTTTCGAAGGCATGCCCTTCGCCTCGGTCACCTGCTCCCGAATGTATTTGTAGCCAGGCAGATTTGCATCCTGCAGGCTTGGATTTGCTTTCGGCCAGCAGTCTTCGCTCTCGAACGGGTCGTCGTCCTCGTCTAGGGCGCAGATGTAGGGGAAAAACGAATCGTCTAGCGCTTCGCCGCTCGCGACCTTGGCTCCATACTCGTGATAGTTCCAGCACGGCGACTTGCGACTGGCGCCGGCGTTGGTGATGATGAAGATCAGCGCTTGGCGCCGACTCTTCGTCCCCGCGCGCATCATTTCCAGGACGGTTGCGGTTTTGTGTTCGTGGTACTCATCGATCAGCGCAATGTGCGGGCGTGGGCCGGACTGGCCATCGTCGCTGCTGATCGGCCGGAAGAAGGCGCCCTGCGCCAGGTACGCCAGGTTCCAAGCCTTCTCACCGGTGCCACTTTTCCTGAGGCGCTTCTGCAGCGCCGGCGACTGGTCATGCATGGCGACGGCATCGCGGAACAGGATCATCGCCTGGTCCTTCTTCGTCGCTGCAGCGTATATCTCGGCTCGCGGCTCACCGTCAGCCACCAGGCCTTTCAACCCGACGCCAGCAGCCAGCGGCGATTTGCCGCTACCCTTCGCCGTTTCGACGTAGACCACGCGGAAGCGGCGGTACCCGTCGTCTCGCTTCCAACCAAAGATGCTGCCGACCACGAACTGCTGCCACGGCAGCAATTCAAATGGCTGGCCTTCGAAGTCGCCGCCGTTCAGCTTCAATACGTCGCGGTAAAAGCCGATGCCTTTCAGGGCCGCCGCGACGTCCCACACCAAACCGCGTGCTGCACCTTCGGCAACGTCGGCCAGATGACGCGCGCACTGGTTGCGCACATGCGGCCCGGCTATCCGCGTGCCAGCGACAACCTCGCTCGCGTACGCTGAAACCGGGTCAGCCGAAGTACTCGGCGGCGGGGTCTTTTTCCTTGTCGCCATCCGGTAGGTCCACGTTTACTTTTGATCGCGCGGCCGGTGTCAGGCCGAACTCCACCAGGTAGCTTTTGAATTGCGCGTCGGCAGCGCGCAGCTGGTTGACCGCAGGGTTGTTTTTGATAAGTCGATTGCTGTTCTGATCAATCGACGTGTAGGTGCGACCATCACGTTCGATCAATTCCCGGCACTTCAAAATGTCGGAGTAGCAGTCGCAAAGGCGCTCGAGCGCCAGGCCATCGGCCTCGGTGAGCACGCCCATTCGCTTCAGCAATGCGCACAATTTCTTCCACACCGCCTTGCCCTTTGCATCGAGGTACACCGGGCAAACTGGCGTTTTTGTACGTGGTTTTGGTTCTTTTTTGTTCAGTGGCCGCTTGCCCGGATTGCCCGTGACCAGCTTGAGCGCACTGGGAGTCGGGCGCCTTCCGGCCATGATTTCGATCCCAGAAAAAAAGTTTCATTTCGCGGTTCTGCACAAAGAGGGGGCAGGCGGTCCCCATAGACGAAGGTCGCAGAGATTTGACCTCCCCCCAACCATGTTTCTATTATGAAACATGTGTTTATATTTCTCCATGGAAATGATATAGTCGGATGTTCGACTTCATCATCCTCTTCCATGCTTTTGATCTCTTGCCCGGCTTGCAAAAACCCAGTGCCGTCATCCGCAGTTGCTTGTCCTTGGTGCGCTCATCCAGACCCCTCGCATAAAAAACGAAACGCCACGATTGCTGCATGTGTTTTTGGTGCGATGGTCGTGGTCATGACAGTCGCCTATATCTGGTTCGTATAACTTTCGCAGGCATTCAACCTCTTCAAGCCGTGACCATCATCAAACCGGCCAGCCATCAGGGCCTGTGGCACGCTTCACCCGTTTGCGCTTTCCTTGCTCCGCCTCGGTCTTGACCGCATGGCATGGATCGCAGATCGCTTCCAGATTAGAAGGGTGGTCAGTCTTGGCGCGCGTCCAGCGCAGCTCTGTGGCCTTGGCCTTGCTGATGATGTGGTCGACCGCGCGGGCTAGGGTGGTGCGGCCGGCGCGCTTGCATCGCTGGCACTCGCCTTCGTCACGCTCCATCACCTTATTGCGAACCTTGACCCAAGCGCTGTCGTAGCCCCGTTCGTGTCGGCTCTTCGTACCCCAAACCATCAGCGACTCGCAGCCGGCGGCAGGCTCTGTACGATCTCGGTTATTGTCTGTCCTGACGTCCCATAACCTCGTGCACGCAGTTGCTCGAGCGCGGCCTCGGCGTCAGCCAGACGTGCACAGACTCTGTCCAGCGCAGTAATGTCGTGCACTCGGGCGAGGATCGCCGGGCGGGTACCGAGTACTGCCCGCACGATCTGATGCTGGTAAATGAGGGCGGTGTCGTTCATTGCGCACCTCGCATGCAGTAAGCGATTTCGTCCTCTTGGCCCACCTTGCTGACGAAGTACATCCACGTCAACTCTGCTTCGGTTGTCATTGCGAACCTTAAAAAAATGGCCCGGCAGCGTGGTGCTGTCCGGGCCTAAAGCTTCGATCCATCATCGAAGAGAGGAGACACAGAGTAGGGCGGCTATCGGGCCGCCTGTGTGAGCAGCGCGATGCGCGCGAGCTCGAGTTGGATCAGCACCATCACCCAACGGCGCTCGGCTTCGTGGGATAGCTGCATGATGCTCCAGGGTAGATTGTTAGTGCCGGTTACAGCGTCCGGCGCCGGCAGCGCGTAAGCGCCGGCTGTCTGGTCACCACCAGGTCGTTTCTAGCGCCAGCGAACGCCGGCGCGGCCTTGGAGCCAGTAGATGTATGCCCAACTGCGGCCGACCAGCACAGTCGGGAGGAGACAGGTTGAGGTGAAGCCACCCCAGTCAGCGAAGAACTTCATCATTGGCTCCAGAAAGCAAAAAGCCCCGCGTCATCGCTGACTGCGGGGCTTCGGGATTCTTCCGTTCACGCCGCGGGCTCCCTTTGGGAACCGGCCGCGTCATGACTGACGGAAATAAGTTGTAGCGCGGAATTTACCTTATTGCTTTCCGGGTGTCAATGTCAGGTCTTCAAATCCCATTGCAACTGTGGCTTGCATGACTTCCCGATGTACATGAGTTGCAAACGTTAACAAATCGTCGAGTACGTTAACGACCTCATTCGTTTGAATGTCCAAAACTTCGCCTTCTTTATTTTTCCCATTGCGATGCACGATGTCGTGTCTGGCTTTAACTGCACGCATCAGTCGTTCTTTGATTTCCTTGCTCGGAAAAATATCAACCTGCAGGACGAGTCGGTATATTTCAAAAACCTTTGCGAGGTCGTGATAAAGCAGTCCAGCAAGATACTCTCGGACTTGTTCAACAACAATATTCGGATTTTTCTGGATTTTGTTCAATGGTATGGCTATCTTTTTTAGCTGCTGCTCGTGTTCTAAGATACGTGTCAACGCTGTATCTTCTGCAAAGACAGTTCGTATCAGCAAATCACCAAGAAAAGCTTCCATTGCCGCTATTGCACTGGCAAACACCATTCGATTTACCACGTCTGATGAATGTGGTAGCGAACCACGCCCTCCGATGCCGTATTCGGCAACGATGTCATGGAGTCTAAACTGTGCATCCTTAAAAACCGCAAAAGGCTCGTCTGGGGGGTAAAGGTTAAGCCAATCTAAATCATTTTCTCCACCATCTTCTATCGCGAAGACTGCATCATCTGCTTCCACGATGACTTCAGGGTATTCCGACAATTCAACTGCGCAGTGAGACGGGCTATTTTGAACCTGGGCATCGAATATAAATTTGCACGACGGACATTCGATATCAATATCGTCCTCAGATAATGAATCACCTGGCGAGTCGTGAGACCAATCAACTTCGGGCACATAGATGAGCACCGAAACCTTCTCCTCGCACTCGGGACATACGAAACGTACTTCGGTTTGAACTTGCCCCACGTTGCCTCCAGTTAAAAGGTTAATGAATCTATCATATCAACGTTTTAACGTTAACAACTACTAAAACGTCCTTGCTCGCCGTCTCCAGCGCCGTCTGCCCAGCTTGAAACAGCCGCACGAGCTAAGTAGCCAGGTGGCAAGGGATCG